CAGTCCTGGGGATCGGGCGCGACGACGCTCAACGCGGGCGATATCGTCTCGTTCGTCTCGACCAGTGCGCCGACGAACTCGGTCAATCCTCAGTCCTATCAGGACACCGGGCAGACGGCGACGTTTGTCGTGACGTCGACCATCTCGGATTCGTCCGGAGCCATCACGATTCCGATTGCGCCATCGATTGTCGGGCCGTCCAGCTCGACGCCGCAGTTGCAGAACGTGTCGAATCTCCCGGCCAATTCGGCGGCGGTCTACGTCTACGGCGTCCCTGCGGCCTCGTTCTCGACCATCTCGGGCAAGTCCACGCCGCAGAACCTCGCGGTCCACACGGAATTCGGCACGCTCGCGATGGTGGACCTGCCGCTTCCCGGTGGGACGGACAAGGCGTATCGAGCCGCCTCCCCGAAGACGGGCAACTCGATTCGCGTCATCCGTGACTACGTGGCGACGACCGATCAGTGGATTCAGCGCCTCGACGTGCTCTACGGCGTGGCAGTTCTGCGGCAGGAACTCGGCTGCCGCATCGCAGGCTAAGGGGTCAATCACATGGGACTCACACAGACGACACTGAACGGCGCGATCAAGCTCGGTGATCAGCAGCTCGTGCTGACGGCCTATACCGCCCCTTCGCTTGGGACCGGGGTCAATTCCGGCAACAAGATGCTGCGGGTCGATGGCGAGTGGATGCGGATTGTCGATGACAGTCTCACGCCCACCTTGCGCGTCACGCGCGGCGAACTCGGCACTGTCGCCGCGGCGCACAACACGCTCGCGACGGCGGTCTACGGCCTCTCGACCGATGCCACGCAGGACAACGACGTGAAGGGCGCGAACGTGGCCAGCTACGGCGTGTCCGGCGCCATCACGGTCCCGACCGGACCGAGCGGCATCGAGTTTCTGGTCTTCCTGAACAAAGCCACGGCGGCGGCCATGACCTTGGTCGCTCCGAACTTGGATCAGGATGGTCAGATTCTCGTCATCACGTCGAACACGGCGGCGGCGCATACGGTGACGGCGACGAACTTGCTGTCGACCGGCACGGCCAATGTCAGCGTGGCGACGTTTGCGGCCCAGAAGGGCTCCGGGCTGAAGATCGAAGCCGCCCGTGGCCTCTGGAACGTCATCAGCGCTACGGGCATCACGTTTAGCTAAAGGAGCGATTCTCCATGGCGATCGTTCCTCAAGCTGGCGGTGCCTTCCAGACCGGTGGGGATTACGCCCCCACCGGCAACTGGGACTACAGCAAAGCGACGTCCCTCACGCTCCCATCGGGCGTGGTCGGGTCGAGCAATCTCGCCCCGCAGGTGGGCCAGTTCATTGAAACGGACCTCTCGGCCGCACAGATCATCACGCTGCATTCCGTGCCCGTCACGGTAGTGCCCGCGCCAGGGGCCGGGAAGTGTATCGTCATCGACACGCTCGTCTTTTCGATGACCTACAACTCGGTGCAGTTTACCGGTGGTGGGGCGGTGTCGGCGGTGTTCCACGGACTCTCGACGAACCTCATCAACGGGACCGTCGCGGCGGCCTCGATTACTGCGGCGGCGAACTATGCTGGGCAGTTCGTGTCGGCGGGAACGGCTGGCGGCGTGCTCCTCGCGCCTGGTGCGAATCTCGGCATCGATCTGAGCGCCGCGACGGCGGACTTCGCGGCGGGCAATTCCACGGCGAAGGTGTTTGTCTGGTATTCGATTGTGACGCTGTAACCGGCAGCGAGGAGAGGGCATGGCCCAGATCAACATCGAGGATCTTCCGCAGGAACTTCAGGACCTGCTGGCTCGGACGAAAGAGCAGGGCCAGCGGTCGCCCATCGCCAAGCCGCTGACGGATCTGCGTGAACCGTCGGACCCGAAGAAACGCATCAACCGTCCGACGTTCTTCTTCGAGATGGGGCCGGACCTGCCGCCTTACAAGCATCAGGAGTATCCGAAAGTGCTTTGGCATCAGAGCGGCACGGATACCGTAGTGCTGACGCGCGAGGCTGAGCAGGCGATGGGTCCGGATTGGGGGCCTCTACCGCCAGGGACGCCTCCGGAAGTCGCTGACGTCGTCAAGGCCGAACTCTCGACGCTCACGCCAGAAGAACAGGCGATGGTGTTCGAGGCGCACCGCAAGGCGCGTCTGGATTCGCTCATGCGGAAGTTCGATGGCTTGACGGACAAGGAACTGGACGCCATCGAAGCGGCGACCCTCACGAAGAAGCCGAAGAAGGGCTAACCCGTGGCGACGCCCACGGTTCGGACCATAGGCACCGATGCGCTCCGAGAAATCGGGGCCATCGGCATCGGGCAGGAGATGCCCGCGACGGAAGCCGAACTGGTCCTGCTCCGCTTTCAGAACCAACTGGATGCGTGGCAGGCCGACCGGCTGACGATCAACACGCCCGCGGTCCAGATCGCCTACACGATTCCCTCCGGCACGCAGAACGTCACCATCGGGCCGGGCGGGACCATCAACACGCAGCGGCCGGTCTGGATTACAGCGATCAACTACGTGATTCCTGGCACGAATCCGGAAGTTGAGACGCCGATGGGCCAGATGGACGCAGAAGCCTATGCGGCGTTGACCATCAAGGCGCTGCCGAATCAGCTCACGACGCTGTTCTATTACGAGCCATCGGCCCCGCTCGGGACGCTGTTCTTCTGGCCGAAGGTCACGCAGAACCTGAAGATTTATCTGTATCTGCCGCAGGGTCAGAACGTGCCCGCGACGCTCGATACGGTCGTGCAAGCGCCTCCCGGTTACGCCGAAGCGTTCATGTATCAACTGGCATGGCGGCTCGTGAACATCTTCGGGCTGCCGATGCCGCCGAATTTGCCGACGCTGGCGGCGGAGTCTTACGCGCGCATCAAGCGCACGAACACGATGCCTGGCATTCTCGGCGTCGACCAGGCGCTCATTCCGTCCTTCGGTGGCGCGTATAACGTGCTCTCCGACAACTACACGGCTCCGTCGAATCGATAACCCTTATGGCACAGCCTAACGTCGTCGGATCTTACAACTTTGCCAGCGCGATCACCCTGTCGGACACGGTGAACATCCTTGTGCCGTCCCAACGGTCGCCGAGCACGACGTGTGATGCGATTTACGTTGGCTCCGGTGGAGGCATTGTGGCCGTGCTGCAGAACGATGCGACCGTGACGCTTGCTGGCGCGGTGACTGGCACGATCATTCCGATTGCCGTCAAGCGCGTGAACAGCACGAGCACGACGGCCTCCAGTCTCGTCGCCCTGTTCAACATCTAATCAGTCATGGCGACGAAGCCAGCGTCTGGAACGCCGCTGGACACTGGGAGTCCGCTCTATTCTGGGCTGATCGCAGTCTATGGGCTGCTTGAAGGCACCGGCACGACGATCACAGACTCAAAGGGCGGCAACAACGGCACGACTCATGACGGATCGTGGTCAACGGATGCCTACGGACCAGTCTGGCTGACGACTCAAAACAACGTCGGTCAGCCTATTGCGGTTACGAGTTTTCAGGTGGGATCTCTTACCGGAAACTCTTGGTCGTTTGCTTTCAGGGCACAAACGACGACCAACGTGGGAAACGGCGTCGTAGCTGGAGATTCTACCGGTCAAGGGCCATTCGTCGCATTGCTGTCTAATGGCAGCTATCTTTTTGTGCGCAGTAGCCACGCTGGTGATGCCGCATTCTCTGATTTCACTGACTTTAGCTCCGCTGCTGACTACGTTGTCACTTACGACGGTTCTGGAAATATGAGGGCTTATAAAAACGGGTCCGCGTCATCCAGCAATCCACAGAGTGTTGATGGATTCCAACCCGCGACGGTCTCAATCAACGCGATCAATAACGGCTATACGACAAGCGTTCAGAATCTTGAACTCCCTGGATACGTGTCTTACCTCTACGTCTGGGATGGACGCGTCATCAGTCCGACCGAAGCCGCCAGTCTTGCGGCGAATCCGTTTCAGATTTTTCAGTCCGGCGGCGGAGGCGGGACCTTTTCGCAGTGCATGAGCGTCAACGTCATGGGGCTCGGCTGACATGCCGGTCGCGATTCCGAACTTCTGCGGCGGGAGTTACCAAGGCACGCAGCCGATTGTTGACACGGAACTCACGATCAATTGGTATCCCGAGTTCGCTCCGGGCAAGACGGCGGCGAAGAATGCGCTCCTGCCCTGTCCGGGTTACTCGCCGTTCGTCCAACTGCCGTCGGCTCCCGTGCGCGGCATCTTCTATCAGGACGGACGCGCCTTTGCCGTCTCAGGTGGCCTCTTCTGCGAGTTCTTCTCCACGCAGACGTTTACCATCCGTGGCAACGTCATGGTCGATGCGAACAATGCGACCATCGTCTCGAACGGACTCAGCCAAGGGCACCAGATTTTCATCGTGTCAGGCGGTCACGGCTACATCTATGGGCTGGATGACAACAGCTTCACGGATGTGACTTCTCAGGACACGTTTCCCGCTCCCGCCATCAGCGGCTTTTATCTCGACGGCTATTTCGGCGCGGTCGAAACAAACTCGCCCGTCTTTTCGCTGTCGAATCTCTTTGATGGCACGATCTGGAACATCCTGCAAGGCGGCGAACAGTCGCAGTCGCTGACCGTGGACAACATCCAGAACGGCACGGCGATTAACGGCCTCT